CCGCCGCGAACAGCTGCAGGCTGTCGGCGCGCTTGATGAAGTTGCAGGGGTGGGGCATCTTGAAGTTGTTGTAGAACTAGAAGAAGAATCGTGTGTGGACGCCCCACTCCTGGTCTGTTTGTGGGGTAAAAAATTCCGTTTTCTGTTTTCTATTCTCGGGTCTACTCGCGGCGAAGGTACTGGTCCAGCTGATCGTACGCGCCCACCACGCGCATGGCTAGCTGCCCCACAAGTCGAGCGAAGACAGAACTACGCTCTGCGCGGTTCCACGTGGTGGAGTCGAGGAAGGTCACGAACTCGGTGACTTCGATGCGACTGTCGTGCCGGTCACGGAATGAGATGCAGAACTGGGTGTGATAGGTTCCGAAGAGATCGTAGGGGAGGATGGCTTGCAGGATGACCACGAAGTCAGCGAAGAAGAGAGACTTAGATTCCATGGTAACCGCACATCCCTCTATCCTACACCAACGGATTCCATTTTCTGGAAACGGATTCGTTATACGTCATGAGAGATAGATCAGCGGATACCATGGCTCTCAATATCGACAACGCACTCTCCGACATGCACGAGCGTCTTCCCAACATCACTGGCCTCCACACGAGGTTAACCAACACACCAGATGATGAGCCGCGGTGGCTCGTGGTGTTCAAGGGGCTCGACAGCGAGCTCCTTCACGTTGAGGTCATCATTCGTGACGAGGCAATTGTGATGTCGATTCTCAACCAATTCGTCTTCACACCGCGAAAGGTCGCAAAGATGATGGATGTCTTCACCGAGCTTCTCAACATCGTGTGAACTTCTCTGCTTCCACCTTGATGAGCTCAATCTTCGCAGGAACATAACTTTTACATTCATGGATCTCCGGCATGCGACACTTTACACAGAACGAACCGGGGCAGCAGCAGGTGAAGGTGAGGTGCGTCTTCTTCTTGCAATGAGTACACTTCGGCATGGCGGCACCCACACTTACATCGCTGTTAGACTTTTCGTTTCCTAGAAGCAATGAGGGTAATCCGTTACGTCGCTCGTGTGGATCCGGATGTCCGGTATTCGCAGGAGGAGTTTGCAGAGTTGCTCGAGATTTACTTAGCTGACCCCAGCGGGTGGGAGGCGCAGGGTTATCGGTTTGAACAGGTGAAGACACGGCCTAGCGTCATTATTCGCTTGTCGTCTCCCGCCACCATCACGAAGAAATGTGGTCTCCCCGATGATCTGTCGTGTGCAGAGGTGGGAGGGAAGAATATGTATCTGAATGCGATGAGGTGGGTTCATGGTTCATCAAAGAGCGGACAAACGCTTGAAGGATACCGGCAGTACGTTGTCTCGCATGAGATGGGTCACATCCTGGGTCACGAACATGCGAAGTGTCCGGGTGCAGACAATCCTGCTCCGATTATGATGCAGCAGACCAAGGGGATTGGACAGTGTACCCCTAATACCTCCATCACAAAAACTGACCTGAAAGTATAAATGGCCGGTGGACTCTTTGGTAGTCCTCTCTACCTGAATGAAAAGTGCATCCTCTTTGCAGCGTTCATTCTCTTCGTCTTTTGGATGCCGCATCAGAAGGCGTGGCAACATGAGGCGGTCTTAGCGTTTGTTCTCGCTATGGCTGCCTATGTGTTGATGGCGTGGTATGATTACATTTACGACTGCACGGATAAGCTCGGACCTACTTTACTCGGTACGTTTGTGAGTTGGGCGAAACCGAAGGATGTTCAGAAGGAATACGAGGAGCTTCCGGTCAAGTATAAGAAGATCATTCGCGTAACAGATACCATCGTATTAGCTATTCTGCTCGGTCTATTGATTGTTCCGTATATGCGTCGTACTTAGTTGCTGTACGCCAGGCCACCCATGCCGCTCATCACGCGGAAGATGTTGTAGTTCACCGCGTACATGCGGAACAGATAAGGGAAGTTCTTGCTGGGGAACGATCCCGCCGCAAGCGCCTTGCCGTCCGCACCCGTAATCGAGTCGAACACCAGGGTCGTAGTGTCCACGCGGGAGAAGTTGCACGAGCCGCTGGGCTGGTGCTCCTCCGGTGCGAGGGAGAACGAGTAGACGTTGATCGGGTTGATCGACTGAGTGTATCCGACACCCGTGGTGAGCGCGGTGCCATCCAGACCCAGACCAACCGTTCCGCTCGAGTTCGTCTGCTGGAAGCCGAGCGAGCCGCCAAGCACCGGGTCGCTGAAGGTAACATTCGGGTCGTAGAGCGCGTAGAAAACGCAGCCGGCCGCCGCGTTCGTATTCGCGTTCGCACTGAGAGCGGTCGTGGTAGGCGCGACTCCCGAGGTGGCGGGGAACGTGATCGTAGTTCCCGGAGACACAACTGAGAGAAGACCTCCGGCAGTGGTACCGCTAATGATAGTAAACGTTAAACCAGCAGACGCGGCCAGAGTGGCTCCTCCTGTCCGGGTAAACGCGCTGATTGTTCTACTGGCGCTGGTTGTCGTGGCCGTGAACGTGATGAACGTAGCACCAGCGACCGCCTGTCCCACGGGCTGCGTGTAGGCGTGAACCTCGAAGGCGCCGCCCGAGTGGTGCTGGTAGGGCTGCACCTTCCAGAAATAGTCGCCATAGCGCTCATCAAAGCGATCCTGGCCATTGAGCTGCAGACGGCAACGGTTGGCGATATCGGCATACTGGAAGGGCTGGGTGTTGTTGGCCGCACCTACCGAGCCGAAGGCCTGACCAACTGCCGAGCAGTCAAGCATACGCGCATCCTGGTAGACCCACACAAGCTCCTTGACCGGGTGGTTCAGCGTCAGGTCCAGGCGAACCGTCTGCGAGGTGATGGACTGCTGGAGACCGAACTGGAGCTGGTCAATCAGGTACTCGTGGGTCTGCTGGGCGAAGCGGCGACGCTCGTCCGTATCGAGGTAGATGTAGTCCACGTAGACCGCCGCATCCTTCAAGCGGGGAAGAGCCTGGGCAGCTGCGGCAACACCGCCCGACCAGGTAGCACCGTTCGTCGTGATGTTCTGCACCAGGTCCGTGGCCTGGCGGAAGATGAAGTTCAGGCGCACCTCGTGGTACTGGAGGGCGATGAGCGGCAGCGCCAGACCCGGGTTGCGGCAGAACCAGAACTGCAGCGGGATGTAGAGAACCGCCGGGCGACCGTTGCAGCCGGCCGGAGTGGAGTAGGTGCCGGCCACGTTGGCGCCAAGCATCTGGTCGAGGCGAACCGACTGGTCATACGGCGACGTAAGAGACTCCCAGAGGTACATCCACTCGCCGTAGTGGCGATCCATGACCTGACCACCGATCTCAATCTCCACCTGCTGGATCAGCAGGTAACCCAGGCGGCGGCGACCACCGGCAGTCCAGAGCACATCGTTGGCGGCACCAGTGGCCGCAGCACGCGTATCGGGCAGCGTCACCTCGAGGTAGGTGCGGAACATCAGGTCAGCGTTACGGTTCACCACGATGACCGAGCGCTGACCATAGGCCGGCGCACCCGTAAAGTTCACACGCATCGCCTCCATGGCGAAGTTCGTATGACGCTTGTAGAGCACCTTCCAGAAGGTGATGTGGGGATTTCCAGTGATGTAGGCATCCTGAGCACCATATGCGACGAGCTGAAGAAGACCGCCGCCCATTGTGTTTATCTTTTGCGAGGATATATTCTTCTGCGATTGAACAATGCGCAAGACCCTTCGCAAGAGGCGTAGTCATAATCGCCGCAAGACCAACCGCCGGCGGGTCAAGGGTGGAAAGCTGGTAAACTCTGGCGCGTTTACGCTGGTCTTTTATAAAGAGGATCCGACCGAAGCTACAATCTGGAAAGAGTATCCAGTTCCCGAGAAAGAGAGTGATAAGGTTACTATGATGAAGCTAATCCAACAGTACAAGGCCGTCGTGCGCGTGGTTTGTACGGGTGATTCTGAATACGTTATCCACAAGACACTTAAAGAATGGACACGCGCAGACCGTCCGTATCTCAATCTGTTTATCAAGATGCACATGAATCTCTGGGCGGCCAACGGTATCTATGCGGTAAGAAAACCAGATCGCTACAATAATTTTACAGAGGAGGTTACTGGATATGAAAACTCGAAAGTAGACTGCGCTAGTGGAGAATGGTATGGCTTTGTTACACGCTATCAAGAAAGAGACATCGGGTACTTCAAAACAGGGGAGGATAACAAGATATGGTTAAAACGTCGCGTGAAGCCGTTGTGCGACCTTCTTCGCACTCTTCTCCACATTGATGGGCGTTTCGTCCACTACGATCTTCATCAGAATAATGCCGCAGTTATGCGAGATGGAACGGCAGTGTTACATGATTTTGGAGAGGCGCGTATCCGTGACTATTTGCAACGCGATTCATTGTATGCCGTAGCCCATCCCAGCAGTGTAAACCAGCTCATATTTAGAAATGCATTGACTAGTCTGTATTTGGGCGGTCAATCAGATAGGTTTAGCGGACTCCAAATATTTCAGCAGTACTACTTTATCGCCAGGTACTTTAAGACAGAATGCCTGAACATCAATGAGAAGATTGATGACTGGTTAAAGACCAGTTCTTACATCAAATATCCCGAAGGTGCAGACGAAACGAAGAAGGCAGAGATCGACGCGCTCAACGAGCAGAACAAGATAAAGACCGATGGATTCATTAAAGACGGTAAGCCCCGAAACCCTCGTAGGCCGGTGAGTCTGACGGCGAGACCTGGACTTGCTCCGATCAATGTCTATGTGAAGAAAGATGAACTTGACTATGACTCGGGTAGCATGTGCGAAACAACCACAACCCCTACGGAGCAGACCGCTGAGTATTACTTAGAGCCGATCTACGAGACTCGGTATCATCAGCTTGCGCGAGTGTTTGATATCCTGTCGGTTCTAAACATGTTCGGACCTGATTACGGAAAAACAGCTGCTACTAAGGCTGTCCGTGAACTCTTACAGCTTATACACGGAACTCATGAAAAGTTCAAGGACTACGGAATGATCCCTGCCGCTTCCGCCGTTGAAGTTGAACGCGTGGTGAACGAGTGTATAACGGCCGCATGTGCAGAAGCCGGAGAGGTTCCGCCGATGATGAGTAAGGACGAAGAGGTCAAAGAGGGCGAGGCGTATTGGAAGGCGAAGGAAACCGATCTTCCTCGCGAGAAGACGTGGCCAGTCGCAGCACCGGTAGCTGTGCCCGCAGCTGTGCCCGCAGTACCAGGACCAACCACCGGAGGAGCTGATACATGGGATTCAGATGTTCCCGCTCCGGATGATTTGCAGGCAAAAACTGCAAAAGTAGTTCATATAAAGAGTGACGAGCTTCTGAAAGGTCAGAAGCTAACAGTGCCGAAGGAATTGCAGGGTGAAGGCCTACTAGAAGACAAGGCATCCAAAGTCGCCGGTCGGATTACGCGCCACCGACGCTTGCCCCAACTGCGGTAAGTGCCTGGTTACACGCCATTTGTTCTGCCTTCTTGCGCGTAGTCCCCGATCCAATTCCATACACCTTTCCCGCCACCATGACCGCGACTACGATCTCATTCCGTTTCGGGTCGTTCGATCGCATCTCGTAATCGGGTGTACACTTGAACTCTCGCTGGCAGTGTTTCTGGAAGAGATCCTTGAAGTTCGTAGCTGAACTCACAATCTCGTCCACATCCAGGTACGCTTCCATCACAGTGGTCACGAAGGAGTACACTACATTGAACCGGTTCCCGCAGTCTGTCCACAACGCTCCGAGAAACGCTTCAAAGATGTCTCCGAGCTTTTTGGTGTTGGAGCGGCCAGCAATCGCAACCGAATCCTCGTTGTGCCGCGAGATCACGTAGAACCGATTTAACCCTAACTCCTTCGACAGCCCGCCGATACGGTCATTGTTGACGAGCTCCTTACGGGCGTCCGTCAAGAATCCCTGCTTCTTCTCGGGGAACTTCTTACGTAGGTATGTCGCGATACATGCACCGAGAACTGCATCGCCTTCAAATTCCAAACATTCGTAGCTCTCGTCTTGGAGGGGCATAACACCGGATGGACAGGGAGCGAGCATTGCTGGTTCTCCATCGGGCGTGGTATAGTCTGCGCGGCGAACGTAGGTTGTGTGAACCATAGCTGTCTGGAATACTTTGCGGTTTGAGAGGCGATAATGAGGAAGTCCATGGCGACGAAGAATGCGGTGGATATCATCTTCGGTAAAGGTTCGGTTTGCAGGATTGTACGGCGAGTACATGAGACGACATGCTCAGCTGCCTGGTAAATTCGTTTTCCTAGTAATAATGGGGCAGATCCAATCCTTCGCCTACAATGTAGTGCGCACCCCAGAGACTGCACCCCCTCTTGAGACCTGTATTGTCGACGTTGCTGCGTGCCGGTACGAGACTCCTCCTCGCAAGGATATGGCGGTCTGTTTCGTGTTCTTCAACCCTGCGCGCTCGAAGAAGATGCTCATGAACTATTTCTACACCATCGAAAAATTGAAGCTTGCGAAGATCCCCTACTATACGATGGAGCTGACCTTTGGCGATCATGTGCCGGAGATTGCCGATGCGTTTCACGTGAAGGGCAACAGCGTCATGTTCCATAAGGAGGTGATGTGCAGCCTGATGGAAAAGCGTATTCCCTGCCGCTTCACGAAGCTGTTGTTCCTTGACGCAGACGTGATCTTTGGAAAGCCGAGTTGGTATGATGAGGTTTCGCGTCTGCTGGGCACATACGAGGTGGTACAGCCGTTCTCCTCGTGCGTCTGGCTTGATAGCACGTACAGTAAGATGGTTCAGACTCGCTTATCGGTTGCGTACATGAGCCGTGTGAACCTCTACAACCATTCCTACCATCCAGGATTCGCATGGGCTTTCCAGCGAAAGTGGTTCAAGGAGTTCGGATTCTACCAGCACGGCATTACGGGCAGCGGTGATACCATGTCGACCGCTGCGTGGATGAATATCAAGTTCCCGGCGGGTTATCTACACATGGCTCTGGTTCCGTCCTATTCCGAGTACTGTAACCTAGTCCAGCCGAAGCTGGCCTGTGCAACCGGCACCGTATATCATCTGTGGCACGGATCTGCGAAGAACCGTAAGTATGTCGACCGTCACCGCATCCTGGACGGTGTTCGCGACGTGCGATCGATCGTCGAGGTCAACAAGGACGGCATCTGGGAGCTGACCGATAATAAGGTCGAGGCGAAGATGCGTGAGTATTTCACCTCGCGAGAGGATGACGGGGTTTAAACATTTTCTCCGTCCCTTACATATCTGTACATTGATGCGCAAACAGCTCGTCTCTCTGGCGCTTCAAGTGGTCGAACGGCAACGCTTGCTCTCTGTTGCGGTGACTCGTGTCCAGCACGGGTTCATGGCTCCGGAGAACACCCTTGAAGCGTCCAAGCAGCTACGTGAAATCAATGCTCTTCTTCGTGAACTCGAAGATTCCCTCAAACAACCCGTCCAAATAAATGCACCAACTATATAATGGTCAGTTATACTGCGGTACCTCTGGTGGACACTCCGCCGGAGGAACGGCGACTTGCGTATGAAACACTTCAAACACTCTGTGCTCCGTCTGGTGCGAATGCCCGCCAACTGAGCATTAAGGGCCTTATCTACCCAGATCCCGAACCTCTAATCGATGGACTCACGCTGGGTCGCCTCTACGATAACGATAAGCTAGTTGGCGGAATCGTATACCAAGATAGTCGGCCCGCGATTCGAGAGATTATGCGGCTGTTTGTCTGTGCAGAACGTGGATACGGACGCCCAATCAACGAGGAGTTTGAAAAGAAAGTGCTTCAAGACGATACCGGGCGAGTGGATGTGCGTCTCAATGCGATTGTTGACCCTGAACGTAAAGTCCCCAAGTTTCACATGCTCAACGGATACAAGATCAATGGAATGGGAAAAACAGATGTCGAAACTCTCGCATACAAGAAGAACGAGATTCCGATGGTTAAACGTCTCCCAGCCGATCCGCTCACCGACCAAGAGAAGAGGGTAATCGAAGACTCCCACGCAGACGCTGCAAAGTTGCGAACTCAGCGTAGTAACCGGATGTTAACACTCCGCCCTCGTGGCGGTCGTAGGCGTCGCGTCACTCGCCGCCGGTCATCGATTTCAGCTCGAAGGCAAAGTCGTCGGCGACGAGCTTCGGTTCGTGGCGCTTGATAATCTCCTTCATCACATCTCCACCTCGATCGCCAAGAATGTCTTTGAGATACATCTCCAAGTCCTTCTTCGACAGCGTCCATCCCTTCTTCCACTTGTTGGGGCGCTTCACATTGAAGATCATCTCGGACTCCTTGAGGTGAATCTGGTCGGGAAGCTCGCGGGCTGCGTAGAGTGCAGCCAAATCCATCTCGACTGTGCGACGAGAATCACGCAGCTCGGAGGTCTCAGAATTGAGCTCGGTGATACGCTTGTTGACGCGAACATACTTGGAGAGAATAGCGGTGAGGGCGTCCATTGTGCTATGATTTCACGTGATAAGGAAAGTATCCGTTTTAAGCAAGGGTATGTTCGATCCGAGAGAGATCGAGAATCTTCGAAAACTCCACAACAAAGATGACCCAACTAACCCA